GTCAAAAATCCAACAAATTGCAAAATCAGAAGTTGAAGCAAGCGGCGGCAAATTAAAGATGCCCGCAGCTATCGCAAAAGCAATTCAAACTAACCCGGCGCTATATCAAGAATATAACGATCAGCGCCAATCTAACGGAGGCCGTTAATCATGGCATGGGAATCATCACAAACTTGTATCACATTGAAGGCACACGCTGATTATTCATCTTCTCAGTACCGATTCGTTACGGTTAACTCTGCAGGATCTGCAGAGCTAACAGCCGCTGACGGTAATGCTATTGGCATCTTGCAGAATAATCCAGGCGCAGGCGAGGCGGCGGTAGTCGCTATTGGCGGAGTATCCAAACTTTATATTGGCACAACTGGATCACTCGTTGCGGGTTCCATCGTTGTATCAGAAGCAGCGGGCGCGGGTATTCTTACCAACGGAAGCGCTTCAGCTTTGGCTATTGCGCTGGAAGACTCCACGGCTAACGGTGACATCATCTCTGTTGTAGTGACCGGCGCCAACGGAAACATCCAGTAGATTAACTCGAATTTAGGAGATTAGCGAAATGGGAATTACAACCTCAGAAGTGCATGTTGACCAAGCACTAACAAACGTATCAATTGCATACGCGCAGGAACAAACCAGCTTTGTGGCCAGCCGTATTTTTAACAGCATCAATACCAACCAGCTTTCTAACAAGTATCACGTCTTTGACAAGGACCAGTGGTTAAGAAGCCAAGCAGACCTGCGGGGAACGGGATCACCAACTCGAGGCGCTAACTTTACGCTGAGCACTGGAACATTCAGCTGCCAGCAGTATGGCGTACATATGGACGTTGACGACTATGTGGCGGCGAACGCTGACGCAGGCGTTGACATCCTGACAAGTGCGGCCCAGTACGTCACAGAGAAACTTTTACAGAAGCGAGACGAAGTCTTCGCGGCGACATGTTTCACAACTGGCGTATGGAACGGCTCTTCTGATGGTAACGACGTGACACCGGGGACAAAGTGGAGCGCTTCAGGCGGTACACCTATCAAGGACATCCAGACGCAGCAGGACAACGTACACGCAAAAACTGGTAGAAAGCCTAACGTGCTTTTACTTGGCAAGGCCGTGTACACTGCCCTCCGTGACTCGGATGACATCCTAGATAGAGTAAAATATTCTGAGCGTGGCATCGTCACAACTGACCTGATGGCCTCACTCTTCGGAGTTGATGAAGTCATTGTTGCTGGTACAATTCAAAACTCTGCACTTGAAGGCGCAACAAGCGTTTATACTTCGCCAGTGTTTACCTCTGAAGATGCCCTCTTGGTTTACCGCCCAGAGAATCCGGGTCTGATGACCCCGGCGGCTGGCTACATGTTCAGCTTCACCGGCGTTGCAGGCGCAGATCAGTTTGAAGGCCTTCGGACTCTTCGCTATCGCATGGATCAAAACCACTCAGAGCGCATTGAAGCTTTGAGCGCGTTTGACTTCAAGGTAACAGGCGCTGACTTGGGCGTGTACTTTGATGCAGCAGTAGCTTAATCAAGTGATATTTCCAACGCGGGACATCAAAGGCAGTGAGGGCACCATCAGAGCGTGGACCCCGTTGCCCGATGCCCGCAGTTGGCCAGCTTTTCGCCGAATGATGACATCGGGGGCACTCGTAGAGGTTCCTGATGAATTACTTTGTGCAAAGCTACAACCGAAAAAAGAAAAGCGCAGCAGGGGGCGACCCCGTAAAAGGGTTGAACCATGAGCTGGTCATACAGTGATTCGTTAAGCACTGACCGCGATATGTTGCGGTTTAAAATTGGCGATGTGGATACTGACGAACAGCTCTTGAGTAACGAGCTCTTGGATGCGCTTTTGACATCTCGAGGCAGCCCAACACTTGCGGCAATTGACGCGGTGGAAGGTATCCTTGCGAAGTTTGCCCGCGACATAGACCGCAGCGCTTTAGGTATGGGCGGGGCTCGTTCTCAAAAAACGCAGTTCTACCGAGACCTACTCAAAGAGCTAAGGGCAGAAGCCGCGCGCGGTGATACCAGCATATTCTTTGGCGGTGGTTCTATCTCTGAGAAAGAATCAAATCGTGACGATGCAGACGCACCGCTCACCCCGTTTAGAATTGACCAGTTCAAGAATAATGGGGCTTGAACCATGGCGGACGATTTCAGCATAGAGGTGGACAAAGAGCTTAAAGAGTTCTCCGATAATGCCCTGAATAATATCAGTAGCATGTTCCCCCTTAAAATTGTTGAAGCTGCGCAAGAGCTGCAATCTGAATTAATATTGAGCACGTCAGAAACGCTTAAAAAATACTCTCAAGGCACCCTAAAAAGAGCGTGGAAGATATCAGCCGCCAGGACATCACCCAGCGGGCTCGAGATTGATGTTACCAACGCGGTACCGTATGCCCTGATTCACGAAGAGGGCGGCGTGATTAGACCCAAGCGCGTGAAGGCTCTTGCTGTACCGAACCGAAACTACCGGCCCATAATTAAAAACGGAATACCGATAGCGCCTCGAGAGTTTGACCCAGGCCGCAACCTTCTGAAGTTCTACCCGGCAGTAATGCCCGGCAAGCTTCGCGGGTACCTAGTCGATACCAAAACGGGCGAGCTTGCCTATACCCTCATGGCTCACGTCAGAATCAAGCCCACCGGCTACATAACGAAAGCAATCGACAGAGCGGCGCCACGAATCACAGAGTTATTAGGCGAGGGCATGGTTACAGCTCTGGGCAAAGGCGCATAGAATGGGAACCCCTACGCGCAAGCTGATTCTTGAGAATCTGCAAACAACATTCGCAGGCATAACGACCGGCAACGGCTACAAGACGACCGTGCAGACCGTGCAGGCTTTAGCGCGTGGGTACTTTGATGTGAAGACAGGAGAGCGCCCTTTCGTTGGTTACGTGCCAACGTCGGAAGCTTTCCAGCATCAGCCCGGCGGCAACATGTACAGCACTATGAACCTTACGGTTATCGGTCACATCTCAGGAAACACTCTGGCCATCCGTCAGACGAAGATAAACAACCTAATTGATGACGTGATTGCAGTCTTAAACGTGGACACCACACGCGGCTCAAACGCAATCAGCACAACAGCGGTGAGCGTTGAGACCGATGAAGGCGACCCCGACGCCTTCGGTGATGGTAGCTTCGTCATGCAAACTCAAATAAAATACATTCGAACCACAGCAGCGAGTTAAGCGATGAAGATAAAATTTGTAGGCGATGATACATCATCAATCAGATACGGCGACAGGTTGCTTGAAGATGGCGACGTTTTAGATTTACCGGATACAGATGCGAATCACCTTCTGAAATCTGACCGGTTCGAAGCCGTAAAAACAAAATCGAAAAAAGCCGCAAAGGCTGAAGAGAAACAAAGCGAGGGAGCTGAATAATGGGCGCTACAACTGATCATGCACTCGGCAGAAATTTACGATTTTTTTGCAAGAAAGAAGCCGCCCCTGGGGGCGCCTACGGAACCGACAGCCAAGAAGCGCTAGCGGGCGGAGATGCTGCCAAGGTTCTATCAACTTCGATGGAGTTCACTGTTTCGCGCAATGACCGCATGGACGCAAGAACCAGCCGGTCAGTCATGGAGCGAATCACTGGCAAGCAGGAAATTAGCTGGTCATGTGAAAGCTACCTGTTGCCCAAGGGTAGCACCGATGCGCCCGACATTGACCCCTTTATTGAGGCGGCCATGGGCGGCGCTTTTGGTTCACCTACCGCCAAAACTTACGAGTTTTCTGATTCTAACGCATTGCCAACGGTGCATATGATGCGCACCGCTAATGGTGTATTCAGAGAAGACCTTTTTGGTTGCTACGTTGAAGACATGAACATTACCGCAAGCGGCGGCGAAGAGCCCAAAATTAGTTTCAGCGGCGGCGCTTTCAATTATGCTTTGACGGGAACCGGAACCGTACACGGATCATCGTCTGTTACGACTACATCAGTTCCTCTTGTGACCGGTGACGGTGTCAACTTTATGGTAGGCTCTACTATTGATATTAATACAGGGTCAACAATCGTTACTTCAAAATCAGCCGCAGATACCTTGGTTGTGAAAACCGGCGGGACTTACGCAAACAGCGAAGCAATAACCCCGGAAACCTACACGGAAACCGGCACGGGCGGAAGCCCCGTGAACGGAATTAGCGGAAGCTTGGTACTTAACAGCGTGACGCTTCCCGTCACCGCTTTTGATGTGACTGTGACCAACGGAGTTAAGGCGCTATCAGATGAGGCTTTCGAGAAAGGCACCTCTGACTTTGTAGCGGGCTATCGTTCAGTAAAGGGCAACATCTCAGTTCGAGCCCGAAAGGACTTTATCAAGTCACTGGCTCAGCGATACGTTCAGACAACAGCTACAGCAGATCCAACGTTCTCGAGTGTTGCGCTCGTTGTGACCATGGGGAGCGCCACCGGTTTAAAAGTAGTGGCAACAATGGCTAAGGTTGAAATCGACTTCGCAGGCATTGACGTGCCAGAAGCAGAAGAGGCTATTTTAAGCTTACCGTTTACCGCTCTTGGGACGAGCGGAAGCGATGAGCTGACCTTAGCGTGGAATCAATAATGGTAATTAAGGAGACCAAACAATGGAAGAGCAAGAAGACAGCAGAACCTACATACCAGAGCTAGGCGGGAACAGAGACCTAGAGCAAGCTGAGCAGGTATCGTGTGAAGTTTTACCGATGACCGGCGAAGAGCTTAGAGCGTACCAGCGAACAATGGTAGGCGTTAAGCCCGGAAGCTCGCAGGCACTCAAGAAGGCGGAGGCTGTTATCAAGCGCATCATCTCAGAGCGAGTTGTTAGCATTGAAAACTACGCTGACATCAAAGGCGCCAGCATCACGAACGGTGAAGAGCTTTTCTTGAGAGGAGAGCCGCCGATGGTAGATGAGGTCTACGCGGCGCTTTCTGATATCTCAAAGCTTAGAGAGGGCCAGCGAAAAAACTAATCACCGCCGCTAGGTTTATCTTAAGCGGCGA